TCAAATGTACGACGAGCTAGTGTATCCTCGATTACATTATAATCAGATTCACGTACTTGCTTTTGAATTTTACCGTTAACAACACGAAGTAGTAGTAAGAAGTTATCAATAGTAGAAGCAAAGTTAGCTTGAGTTTTTAATTCTGTTTTGATTGAATATCGATGTGCACCAGGAGCAGCATAGTTAGGTGTTCCTGTTGCATTATCGTTTAGTGTAGAATCTTCTGCTGAAGTTGTTACTGCTTCAGTAATTTCTAAACCTACATCAAATGATACGTTATTAGTATACTTAGAAAGGAGTAATGTTGAGCCTTTAACGACAACAAAGTGACCTCTGATAAAGTAAATACCTTCTTCAACTTGAACTAATGCGCCATAACCAGTAGGAGTAGTTGTTCCGACTGTTGCAGTTATTGTGCCATCATCATATGAAGATGTCGTATTATTCCATACTTGCTCTGTAAGAGAGTCTGAAGCAGAAAATGTTTTATCAGTATTAGTTGCCCCATTTGAATTTTGATAAACAACATAAAGCGTATCAGGATCTGATCCAGTTGCAGCGACTGCAGCAATAACTTTAGCACGTAATCCATCAGCATTTTTAAAATGCTTTCCGACTATACTATCAGTAACTGCGGTAGATACTGCAGATAGTTTAACATAGTCCGCATAGTTATTATATGCGTTACCACCAGGAATTACAAGTGAACCCTCTTTGAACATATGGTTACCAAACTGTGTAACCTGATTTTGCAGTATTGACTGGAGCTGTGTTAGCTCCCGGGCCTGTACAGCAATCCCTGGACGAAAGAGTACTTTATGATATTTTTCCTGAGGCGTAAGAGTATCAGCTCCTGCCTGTTGGAAATCATCGTAGTATGGATCTACGTTAAACTTAATTGCCATTATTATTTTTCCTTAGAATTCAAGTACTAGTTTTACTGTTTCGATTTGGTCATCAGCTCTATTAACCGCAGTACGATTTTCGAGGAAGACAACTTCTCCTGAATCGTGTTCTACACCGGGGTTACCTACAGCAGTTACATTTCGTGCAGTATTACTAGTACCATCGATTTTAACGTTATCGCTTGTAGTAAATGCAGTAAACCCTGAAGTTTCATCTTGATGATAATATAAAATGCCATTTGTTGCATCATAGTCATCAATGATACCTTTTGCTCCAGTAGAGCTACCAACAATTACTGAGTCATTTGTAAATTCACCAGCTGCAGGAGGACCTGATAGTGTCAAGCTATATGTTGCTCGCAATGAACCGGCAGATGCCACTGTAGTTGTTCCATAGTTAAATGGATTACGAACCAAACCTAACTGACGGAATTCATTTCCAGTAATAAATGTATCGTTCTCATCACCTGTTAATGATTGGTTAATAGTGATATAATGCGCACGAAGATCTTGGCGAGGATCATATCCAAATCCGTTTCTAGGACCTAAGATTGCTCGGGCTGTTGCACCAGAACCAGAACCGTCAGAAGCAATTGTTACCTTTGCTTTAGTATATCCAGAACCTGGATTACTTATAAGAACATTTGTAATAACTCCACCTGCTACAATAACATTTGCATCAGCTACAGTTGCACCTGTACCGTCTCCATTAATAGTAACAGTAAAGTTATCCGAAGCAGCGTAGCCCGTACCGCCTGCAGTAATTTTAATATTATAAATTGCACCATCAATTGCAGCTTGTTTTACAGCCCATTGATCTTGAAGGGCCTGAGCTGAAGCAGCACCAGGATCAGAAGCAATATCCTCGGTAGGAATAAATGCTGATGTTAAGAATTTATTTGCAGCTGTTGTTGATAGTGTGTACAAGTATTTCCAAATATAACCATCAGATGCAGTATTATCAATAACTCCAGCAACAGTAACACCTGTATTATCTGGGTTAGTAGTTGATGCACCAGGACCAGCTTTAATGCAAAGCATGATATGATTGTTATCTGTAATTACATAGAATTTCTTAGATTCTAGTGTAGCATCACGGTCATCATATTCTGCATACGTCGTACCAGAAATCCACTGATAACGAGGAGCAGCAAACTGCAAATCGGTAGTAGCTAATTTCTTAAGCGATGTCATATTTTGCCATACATTAGTAGTATGAGAATATGTGTTGTCGAAAGGCGCATCGGGTGTACTGTCATCCGTCCACGCTGATGAACGGCCAACAAACAAATAATAATTGTTCGCTGCCGCTTCAATGTCAGCTACAAACTGCTTAGCAGCTCTTAGCCTAAAGTTTTGGGTTACAATGGCGGCCATTGATTTTGACTCCTATTAAATGTCTGATATAGTAATTTCCGCAGTCGCGTTTATATCTATTGTTTTATTTATAGCCTCAGAAATGGTGTAATTCGCAAAGTTCGAATTTGGATTAGGTAACAAGAACTTTAAATCTTCTAAGTATTGCTTCGGCCCTATTTTGTTTTGTTGTCGTGTATTATCATTTATAATTTGTTCAGTAAAGTATACTGTTGCTAAATCAGCAGTATAACCAAGATCTGAACTGACAACACCATGACCAGTACGAGTTGCAATTGCCTGAGCATTGATCTCTACTGGAGGTATAATAATTGGAACTGGAAGTCCAGCACCAAGTTGTAAGCCAGGCTGATCGAAAGGCATGGTAGTGCCCGCTTGACTTTTTTCAAGTATCTCAATGAAGAGAAGAATCTCACCAAAGAAAATAAATCCAGCTGGGTGTACCAACCGGTTAAATGCGTTTTTCCACTGGTCAATGTTTGCACCAGTTTTAAGAATATATGAGAACTTTTGATACTTAAACGAATCTTGAATTCTCTTATCATCAGATACAAATGACCTTGAAGTTGATCCTGAACCTGAACGGTATACTTTAACTACATCTCCGTCTGATAATGCAGGAGTAAATGTAAGCTTATATGCTAATGTTTGTGTGACACTATCCTCATCTTCTGGATCGTCACCACTGTATGTTCTAAAGTATGTACTAGACTTCCACGTATTATTAAGTACGCCATTTACAAACACAATAGGCGTGTTATATAATAGCCAAAAGTTATTATCATCTTGGCCAAATACTTCTGATGTTGTTCCAGAGACAGTAAATGTATTTGTTGGTTGATAGCTACCAGGGTTTGCTTTTACATCATCTGCAAAATCTGTCCATGGGTTATCTGACGGAATAAACATATCTTCTTTTGGAAAATATATTTCTACTTCGTCATTAAACAACAGGTTAAAAAATGATACGATAGAATCTGGAGTACCACGAGACTGATAGAAATCAACAAGCTTAGTATAAAATAGTCTAGGATCGGCGGCAAAAGAACGAGGTATAGAGATACCAATCTCTTGTTGTAGGTTTGTTAAAAACTGTTCTTCAACAAGATCGATATCCCGCTGATCTGCTATGCGGTTTACATAATGTGATGCACGATTTTCTGAAACTAGATAGTCATTAAATAATTCTAAAAACTCAATAAAATCAGGATACGTCTGATTAATATGTTCCGGAACTAAATCTGGAATCAGCGATGATATACTGACTTTATGTGAGTCATTATTGACGTAATGTTCGTCCATTATTCATGCCTTGAAGTTGTTGAATAGTTAACACCAGCTGATGTACCACCAGTAATCATTGTATCTACTTCACCTGTAATTACACAATCGTCAACAAGAATAGTTAGCAATTCATTACGTTTAGGTGCAAGATCATTTGAATCCGGATCTGCAGTAATTTCTATATAGTTTCCTGTAAATGAACTAATACTCGCTGTAAACGATAGCTTACCAGAAGTAACATCAATTGTACCAGCATTATTTTCAATAACAGTTTCTGTTAGTCCACTGCCCTTTACAATTTGAAGTCTACGCTCACCTTCGTCATTAACACGATCACGAAGCGTACAGCCAGTATTTCCGTTATGTACAAACTCTGTTGATTTTATAATTTGCTCATTTGATTGAGTATTATATATTGGAGATGAGAATATAACATCGTATTTAGTTTCGGCTGATGTTATTGGTATAATGCGCTTTTTCATTTTAACCCTTACAATAGAGTTAAGTATTGCAACGCTCGATGCATCAATTTTACTAATCACGTTTGAATATCTAAACACGCCGTCAAATCGTTTTAGCTGATCGTTATTGTATGTACGAATAACTTCTCGTGCTTGTTCTTCAAGAGCATCAGCAGATAATGCGGTAACGTTAGGATTATATTTAAAGAATACATCCATATAAATGTAAGTATACTTAGGATCAACGATTTCTGGAGTAATAGAAACAACATTCTTTGGTTTTAAATACTGAGAAATAATTAATGTCTTATCAGCTTCTGTTACAACTTCTGCATCTTTTGGTTTAATAGAGATATAAACTTTACCATAATCTGGAGGATCATTGTCTTCTCCACCCCAGACAGTAATAGCATCGATGTTAGCATAGTTATTCTGAATAATTGTTTTATAATCATCTGGAGTAACAGCACGATTCTGAGAAACAAATGATAATGGAGCATTAAATTTAATTGACTCAACATCTTCTTTTGTAGATCCACCTTGTGCTTTTTGATTGACAGTAAGTGTTACATCAGTATTACCCTGAATAGTTCCAGATAAAGCAAATACTGAAGCACCATTAGCTGCATCATTATCAGTTACCAAAGTTTCAAGCTGAACGATATTACCATTATCTAATCTTTGACCAAGAACACCATCACCAAATTTTACTTCATAAACACCGGTTCTACTTTCCTCAAGAAAATATACCTTTGAAGTAGATGTAACTTCTGTAACATTGACAACAGATTCATATGTTTCTTGTGCAGTATTCGTGTCCGAAGCTTGGACCTTTACAGTAAGCTCAGATGTAACAGCATTACTAAAAGGTATTAAATAAGCTTCAGCTGAATCTCTATCAAATACATATTCAGTATTTTTATATGAACCCTGAAGAATTCTTACATTACTGAAGATATATTCTCCATTTGCATCTATAGTTGTAGTTAGTGTCTGATCGTTAACAAACTTATATGATACACCGTCAATAGTAGAAGTAAATACTGTACCTTTATTCATAGTCAAGGGAAGATAAGTGCTATCATCTGACAATACACCTGTTGGATTATTTACCTTTACATCAATATATGCTACAGCAGGATATGATGATCGTGGTGTGTATCCAAGCATCTTAGCATGCGATACAACAGAAGGTCGCAATCTAGCAGAATCTAAAAATGTTTCGTTGATAGCAAAATTGGCATTAATTGCATTATAGTGTGTAACATATGCCATAACATCAAGAAGCGAACTAAGAGCAGAACCTTCAAAGTTATAATCTTGAAAGGTATCTTGTTCTGTCATAAATGTTTTTAGATCGGCTTTGATTGTATCAAAGTCCATTTCCGAAACTTTAAGTCGATTAGTATCAGTCATTTATCTGAGCCTCTCAATGATGAATTCTATGTCTGTAGTTAAATTTTCTGGTGACAATATTTGTACTTCTAGTCTTAAGTGTAATGCATTGCGTTCAGATAAATCTTCGATTTCTATATTTAAAACTTTTACTCTTGGTTCATAGTTTCTAAGTGTGTTAACAATTCTCTGATTCATTTCAGCTTCTACGATAGGATCAAAGTTTTCAAATAGAAACTCTGTTAGTGAACCGCCAAAATCAGGATCAAAAAACTTCTCTCCACGTCTTGTAAGTAAGATATTACGTACGGACTGCTTTACGGCTTCAACATCACGTTTAATAGGAACATCTTTTGTTACTGGATGTTTCTTAAACGGAAAGTCGAAATCGGAGTACGGTTTTGTACGAGCCCTGATATTTGAATCTATTGTTGCCATACTTCTATTTATACCTTAATTCGCGGAGACTGTGCCAGCTCCGGCAGTTAATGTGATACCACAACCATATGCATCACCAACTCTTGCAAGCGCCTTACTATTAACAAACACGTTCGGTGAGCCAGCTAATAATGTCGTTACGTGTGGCGTACATCCTTCAGCTGGTGGTACAGCAGGATGCGAAGTGTTTGTATCAGTAACTCTATGCGCAGCGAGACTTTCAATGAATACATCTCCTGATGCGCTATCTGCAGCAGGTACTACTCCGCATTCATGCACCGATACAGGATCTGTTGTTCTACACGCTTTGGGCATTATGCCATAATACCTCGTAACCATGATGGAGCATTAGCAGATCTACCGCCTGAACCCCAATATTTTGCAGATGCTAGCGCAACAGTATTACCTGGAGAGATATCAACATGCATGCCAACTCCACCCATATAACCTGAACCAGCACCAATTGATAATGCCCCGGCTGCTTTTGCTGCAGCTGCAAAGTCCGATGCTTCGGCTACATTGTTTACCATCGATAAACGACTTCCATTCTTATACAACCAAATATCTGCAGCATAACCATCATCATGCCTATGAGAACCAACTGTTCCCGTAGTTTCATCTTGTCCACCTGAGAAAATAACAACGTCAAGACCAGCCGAGTTTGCTGCTGATTGTAATATGTTTTCAAGTGCAGGAACAAGTTTTAGTCTACGAGTTGCCGCAGAGTTTCTATATGTTACAGTACCACCGCTTGCACCATCAACAACAGTTCCATCTGTTGCTGGATTTACATTAGAAGGAGCAACAGGTGTAGATGTTTGAGCTTGCGATGATTGATCTTTACGAGGTATTGTTACGCCTTGTGAGGTCTGTTGAGAATAAGATGTATTGCCATCAGGCTCAACTACAGAATATAGTGGAGATACTAGTTGTACATCATTATCATTATTCTCAGAAATATCAGGTTTAAATGCAGCAGTCTCGTCATCGCTATAATCAAGGAAAGATGCTGGTGTTGCAGAAGCACCTGACTTATTAAGATCGATAGTAGAACCAACAAGATCCATAGCACCAATAGAAGATATTTTAAATGTACCTGTCGCTGCTATATCAATATCTCCCTTCGAAGACATTTTAATATTACCTGAACTATGAATATCTAACAGTCCATCTGTTTTTACATTGATATTACCTTGCGAGTCATGAAACGAATTACCAAATGTTTTTGTATATAAGTTGCCTTCGACTGTTGTATACATATTAGCTTTTGTCTCTGCAGTGATATTACCAAATGATGATAGCGTTGTAGTACCTTCTACTAACGCAGTTAGGTTACCACCAACATTTATATTAGCATTATCAGTTACATTAATTTCAAGCTTTTGTGATGAATTAAAATGTTTACCACTATGTACTACCATAGAGCCATCAGGATGTATTTCAATAAAGGCTCCCGTGCGGTGGTACACGTGCACCCGCTCGCTCCCGGGAGTATCATCCATCTCTATCATATGACCAGATTCAGAGTGGAATACATGATTATACGGATACTTTGCATTATACGGATCAGCAGGTTCTGAACCTACAGATTGTTTTCCAATATCGTTTACACCGCGCGCGCGCCTTTCAATATCAGATTCATCAATCTCACGTGGGAACGTACCTACAGGATCTGAAAATCCATTCTCAGGATTCGGTTTAGATGAAGGGAATCCATTAACAGAACCCATAACAATAGGTGACTGAAACTGTTTATCAAGAAACTGCACAACTACCCATGACCCTGGTACAAGGAAAGGTGTCTGTCCTAATCCTGAAACCCCAGGAGTTGTAGTTGGATTCATAACAGGAGCCCATGGTAAAGATCCAGTAGGAATATCATTTATTTTATCTGAGCTATGTAATCCAAATACTCTAACCCTGACTCGACCCATCTCTTTAGGATCTTTACGATCTTCTACTATTCCAAAGTATAACACTATCTTCCTCCTCCATGTTGAGGAGCTTTACTAGCAACTGGTTTAGATAGACCTTCTCTTAATAAATCAATCTCCATATGATATTCTCCACCCTTTAGATGATGTCCAAGTCTGGCTATCATATGTCTTCCTGAAAATAATTGATCTTCAAGATTTTCTCCTTGAAGAGGCGGAGCATTTGCTACAACTCTCATATTAACGCATTTACCTACTTTAATTTTTTCAGGATGAGAATCGGTCAAAGCCTGAATAACTATCATATTATTAATTCTGCTGTTAAAAGATTCTTTTTTACTCTTAGCTAATACATCGGCCTGAGTATTAAGTTCTGTTACACCTTCAGTTTCAAACGAAAAAGGATTATGCATTTCTATAGTATTAGAAGCTTTTAAAATATTTTCTTCTAATTTTATATTATTAACTTCATAGTTTTGATACTGATCAAGTGGAGAAAATGTTTTTGCATGATTTGCATAATAAAAATTATTTTCAGTATAATTTTTATTTGCAATGTCTATTCTCATTGCATTATTAATAAGTGCACCATCTTCTAATAGTTCTAAAGTATCTCCATTTTGTAATACTTCATATTCAATTAAACCACCGATACTACCGGGATTAAATCTAGAACCTTGTCCAGTTGAGTCTCTATTATAATTTAATGCTTTCTTTAACTCAAATAATTCTTCATCTGTTTCTTCTTCTAAAATATCTCCAAGAGACTTTAATATCGGGCCGTCGCCGACCAGGTTTTCAAATAAATAATATGGAGTTCCATCAGATCCAATAGTACTACTTAAAATTTCTGATATAGTATCATAAGGCCTACTAAAAGGAACAACAATGTGATGTGCCGATGATGATGGTGATTGTATATCAATAGATTCTTCAAAGAAATTAGTATGAATCTTTTGTATTATATCTGAAGCTAATCCAGAATATGATTTAGAAAACCTTGATACTTGGTTTGTTAACGCTTTAGTAGATACTAAGTTTAATTCCGCGCCAGCTGTCTCACCTAGCATCTTTATAACATTTTCAACATTAGTACATGCAAACGTATGTTCTATTTCTACACCAGCTCTAACAAATTTTATTTCTACTTCTTCTTGTCCAATGATTGGAAGCTGTGTAACTAGAGCAGAGTTATCAGCGATAACTAATTTTCCAGTCAAATACATTTCGTCTATTGCTTCGAATATAGAAAGAGATATAACTAGATCACTAACATCAACTCGAGCAACTCTCGTGACTATATGCACCTCTAAATTTCTATAAGCTTTTTGGCCAGAATCTCTGATGTCAGCTTGTTCTGTACCATATCCGCCAAACAGATTTTTCTGTTCTCGTGTTAAATTCATTTTATGATTCTCTCATAACTTTTTCCCAGAAAGCTACTACCTTTCCAATATGCGCTGGCTTTATAACTTTGATACGAGATTTAATTAAATTAACTTCATTCTCTTCTTCAAAATGTGTAACGGGGCTTGTGCCAGCAGTACGGCGTCTTGTTCTTTCACCTGTCCCATCATCTATATGATGATTTGGTCCATATGCAGCTTTAACAATTGAACTGCACTCAATAGTATTACCTACTCTAGCAATGTCTTCTGCTTTTGTACTATTAGCTGCAGTTAGTGTAATAGACTCACCAGCAGTTCTAAAGTTTGCTACTGAATTCTTATTTTGCAATATTTGTATGTAACCTTGTGTTGGATATATTGCTATAACTTTACCGGTCGCATTTGACAAAGAACCGTTTACAGTACCTCCTACAACAAACTTTCCAAATGCCTCAACGTCAGCAGCAAAGATTGCTGCTAATCCAATATATTCTGCTTCAGCAAATTCTCTAAGAGCTTCAGAACTCTTAGGCCAATCATGCCAATAATTTTGAAGACCGTTATTAACAATAAAAAATGTCCAATAATATTCAGGTGTTCCATACAATTCTTCTGATACATTATCAGGTCTTGCTCCATCCTGAATATTGTAATATGAATAGAATGTAGCATCGTCTATATTCTTAGAAATTATTGTAGAATACTGTGCAAGGTTTTTTACAGATCTTTGAATACCAGATCCATCGAAGTCATAATCTATATTTGTAAAGTTTGAAAAATACGCCATTAAAATCCGTCCTCAATGTTTTCTGCAGTTAGAGGCATTAACTCTTGGAATGAAAGTGTCAAACTTATTTCTACTGGTTGCCCTTTGTAACTAAAATATGACATACTGTTTGGATTATAGTTCATCGTAGCATTTGTTAATGCTGATTCTGCAATCTTAGGAAGTACTTCATCTCCTATAGATCCAAATGTTATTGAAAATACATCAGGAAATTTATACATAAGATCATTAGCAGTAACCTTTGGATACATACGTGTTCTAAAATATTTAATAATTTTAGTGACAGAATCTGCTTCTTTTACAGACTCTGGGAAAAAATTAAAAGTAAATGAAAATTGCCTCGAGTTAGGCGCTTTAAACAGCATGAACTCTTGTGGATTCATACCAGTCTGTCTTCGCTTTGCTCTAGTTGCATCTACCGCTGCTCCTATACCTCCAGCTCCTACTGCACTTACTATACCAGCAGCTGGACCTCCTAAGGTTGCAGCAAAGGCACCGGCTGTAGCTTGTGCAGCTCTGCCAGCAAAAGTTTCGGCTACATCCTGTAAATCTTGTGAATTAAAACTAGAAAGAGTAGCAGCAAACCCTTGATCCATTAATTTTTCACCGATTACACCAAGTGCTCCACTAGCACCACCTTCGTATCTCATAATATCTCCAACTTGAAATCCTGGAGGCATATATAATGCAACAGAAGAGTTATCAACCATTTGAGTTTCTTGTGCACCTTTTACGTATTTGGCTCTATGGCCAGTGAACATTATGAAGGGTTGTCCTTTAAGAGCTACATCATCTGGGTATCTTAGGGCACTGCCCCTTTTCTGAGTCCCGAATCGCGTTGGCTGCTTATCCGGAGAGAATTGTAATATAGCCATAAATAGCTCCATAGAGTTGAATATTATAAGGTTATTTATATGCCCAGAATGACATACAAGGGAAAATATCGTCCTAAAAATCCACAAAAGTATAAGGGAGACCCTACCACAATAGTATATCGATCATTATGGGAGCGAAATACCTTCAGATGGATTGATGCAAACCCAGATATTACCGAGTGGAACTCAGAAGAAGTAGTAATTCCATATAGATGTGCAACAGATAAACGTATGCATAGGTATTTTGTAGATGTATATTATAAAGATAAGACAGGTGCAACGTATTTAGTTGAGATAAAACCTAAGAAAGAAACCATGCCACCTAAACCGGCGTCTCGTAGATCAAAAAGGTATATATCAGAAGCAATGACATATATTAAGAATCAATCAAAATGGGAAGCAGCGGAAGAGTTTTGTGCTAATCGTGGTTGGCATTTTGTAATATGGCATGAAGATGTTCTTAAATCTATGGGCATAAAGATCCTGAAATAATGTATAAATAGTAGTATGG